TCTTTAATCTTAACAAGGAGACTTAAATGTCACAAGAACTATTAGAAAGTCGTTGGGGCGAAACCAAAGAGGCACTGTTAGAAGGTCTTAATGGAACCAAACGCAATAGCATGAATGTTATCCTCGAAAACACTCGTCGCTATTTGAAAGAGAATGCATCAGCAGGTTCTACTGCTGCTGGCAACATTGCCACACTTAACCGTGTGATTCTGCCAGTGATCCGTCGTGTTATGCCCACCGTTATTGCTAACGAGTTGGTTGGCGTTCAGCCCATGACAGGTCCTGTTGGTCAAATTCACACTTTGCGTGTGCGTTATGCCAACAGCTTGACTGACAACAGTGCAGCCGCTACTAGCGTTACAGCTGGTGAAGAAGCATTGAGCCCATTCAAGATTGCTCAAGCATACTCTACAGTACCTGCTGGTACTACTACTGCTTACAACTACACTGGTGGCAACACAGCCAACATGGAAGGCACTGGCGGTAAGCAAATTTCCGTTCAGATCCTGAAACAAGCTGTTGAAGCTCGCACACGTAAGTTGCAAGCTCGCTGGACATTTGAATCTGCACAAGACGCACAAGCCATGCATGGTATTGACGTTGAAGCAGAAATCATGGCAGCATTGGCTCAAGAGATTACAGCTGAAATCGACCAAGAGATTCTCTTGAGCTTGCGTTCACTGGCAGCTACTGAGTTCACATACAACCAAGCTACCGTTTCTGGTACAGCAACATTCGTTGGTGACGAACACGCCGCACTGGCTGTGTTGGTTAACCGTGTTGCTAACTTGATTGCTCAACGCACTCGTCGTGGCGCTGGTAACTACGCTGTGGTTAGTTCAGCTGCACTGACAGTGTTGCAAAGTGCAACTACTTCTGCTTTTGCTCGCACTACAGAAGGTACATTCGAAGCACCTACCAACACCAAGTTTGTTGGTACATTGAACGGCTCTATGCGTGTGTTCGTTGACAGCTATGCTGCTGACACACAATCAGTATTGGTTGGTTACAAAGGTTCTTCAGAAGCTGACGCACCAGCATTCTACTGCCCATACATTCCTTTGATGAGCAGCGGTGTTGTGCTTGATCCAACAACATTCGAACCAGTGGTGTCATTCATGACACGTTATGGTTACATCGAATTGACCAACACAGCTAGTTCATTCGGCAATGCGGGCGACTACGTCGGGGAAATCGCAGTCAGTAATTTGAGTTTTTCGTAAGATTTACTCAGCGTTACAAACGCAACTCAAAAAAGGGCCGCAAGGCCCTTTTTTGTTGACTTTGTTTTCATAATAAGTTATTGTTATATAGTGATATTGCTGTATCTAACTAAATAACAATATGAAACCTTATACATATCTGATTAAACATCGGCCTTCTGGCAAAGTCTACTACGGATTTCGCTGTGCAAACAAAGTGGAACCACTTGACGATCTTTGGAAACACTATTTTACAAGTAGTCCGGGTGTTCAGAAACTTATAGAAGAAACCGGTGTGGACAGTTTTGACACAGAGATACGACGAGTATTTGAAACTAAAGAACAAGCTGTGGCATGGGAAACTCGTGTGCTACACCGCTGCAAGGTCTTACATGATGATCGGTGGCTTAATCAAAATGTAGCAGGATACATTGTGCCTACAAAAGAATCAAATAAAAAGATTAGTAACTTTCACAAAGACAAACATAAAAGTGAAGAACATAAACAAAAAATACGCCAAAGAAATCTTGGAAAAAACAAAGGCAAAATTGCAACAGATGAGCATCGTCGTAAAAATTCAGAAGCGCACAGAGGTGAGAAAAACGCAATGTACGGAAAATCTCATTCTGAAGAAACAAAAGCAAAGATTAGCAAACTGATGAGTGAGCGCATTAAAGGTGATAACAATCCTATGCGAAAAGTAGAATGGACAAAAGAGCGTCGAGAACACATGCGTCAGATTCGTTCTCAACGAGCACCCTGGACTGATGAACAAAAAAAAGCAGTAGCAGAAAAACTACGTGGCCAAACCCGACCTAAACTCTACTGTGCTCACTGTGATAGGCACATAGCTCAGGGCTGGTTCCACCGTCACGGCGCCAACTGCGCCAGCCTCAAACTTTGAACCAACTCAAGTACTGTTCTATCTTTTTAGTAACTGTGGTCCAATCACCCATTGAAGGTTGACGGAATATGCGCACAGTGGGATACCAAGGATTTGAGTCCCGATCCAACATCCAACGCCAGTCTGTGGCAAACCACTGCAACATCAACCAAGTGGGGCGACCCATGGCTCCTGCCAAGTGTGTGATAGCAGTGTCCACACTGATCACAACGTCTAGACAAGAGATCAGCGCAGCAGTATCAGCAAAACTAGTGATAGTACCTGGATACAGTGTTACTCCAACCGCAGCCATGGCCTGCGATTCTTCATCGGTGGCATCCACTTGCAAGTTTATCCACTCATACTGCGGATTGTTTTTAACCAGCTCTAGCATGGTTTCAAATGGTACACCTTTGTGTCGGTTGAGCCAAGCATCTCTGCGACCCGACCACGAAAATCCCACTCGCATGCGTGTTTTTGGGCCTAACCGTTGCAACCATTGTTTTGCTTGTGATTCTTGTGCATTAATGTAACTGATAGGCCTTGGAAGATTATCTATAGTAACTCCCAATACCCCTGGAATGCTCATGATAGGAACCCAATAATCAAACTCAGGAGTCTCATCAGTGTATCTGCCAACCCAGTCGACGATGCTGGCGTTGGCCAACAATGGAATCATACCATCTGTTACCTGGAACAATATTTTTGCTCCAGCAGCATGCAAGTTAAACAAGAATCTGCAAAACTGTATGTTGTCCCCGTGTCCTTGTTCACCTATCACAAGAATAGTTTTGTCTTTTAAATCTTGCCCGGTCCAGCGTGGCTGAGCATGCTGTGGCAAACTACCTGCTAGGTGTTCGTATTCCCAACGTGCTTCATACGCTGGCCAGCCACGAGCATAGTCGCCCATGATCAAGTAGCTCACTGCCAGATTAAATTTAGCTGTGATATTGGTAGGATCAGCTTCTATAGCATACTGCAAAAATGGAATGCCACGTTTGGGAAACCCACATTCGCGCATGACATTGCCATAGTTGTTGAATGCCGCGGCAGAATTTGGATCCTGTACCATGGCCAGCATGTAGCATTTGAGTGCTTGGTCCGGGCGATTTTCGCCGCGCAGTCTGTTGCCTTCTTCAATGAGATGAGCAACATCTGTGATGATTTCGTTTGTGTCCATGGTAATATTTACAGTATACACTACACAGTGAATTATTTCAACCTCACCATAAATACTTGTCAACGCAATTCTGCGTTTTATGCGGTTTAACCCGCCGCGTACGGACTAGAACTCCGATCGGACTTCTTTAAGGAGAAAACAAAATGGGACGTCCTCTTAAAATACAAAAATCAAGCACAGGATCTGGCAATGGCGGCGCAGCCGTTGGTGTGGATCTTGGTTTTCCCAACTTTGGGTCATTGACCGCACCGGTGTTCAATTCACCAACACAAACTCTAGATAACGCACAGTATCTGGGCGTAGTAGGTGGCGCAGGCCCAACTGACACACCTAGTGCAACCAATCCCAGAGTTGATGTAATAGTCAATATTGCCAATCCGTCAGGCTCAGGTATTGGTGTAGCTCAGGGCTATATCATCCGCCAAAAAGGCAGCCACAAGTATCTGGTGGGTGACGTCACTGGCGTCAACGATGGAAGTTTTGTGGTTGGCCAGGCCTATCAAATTGTGTCAGTGGGTACTACTAATTGGACAGCAGCAGGTGCTCCTAGCAACTACGGGGTAGGCACAATTTTCACAGCTACATCAGTAGGCGGCGCAGGATCAGGCACTGTCAATTCTGTAGGCGTGTGTGTGTTGGACGATGATGTGACTCCTGCTGCTGGACTCATGGCCATCACTTACACGTTAGGTGATTCAACTGCTACCACAATCAGCAAGTTGACCAACAAGTGGTTGTTGAACTGGGCCGGCGGCTCAACCTATGCTGCCACAAGCGTGATCAATGATGTGCGTTATGTGACCAATTTCTTCACAGACGAAGGCACTGTGATCAAATCAGGTACTGCTCAAACCACAGTTGAACTTGCCATTGTTGACAACGTTACTTCCTAATTTGTAACACAACCAGGTCCTCCCAGATACATAATGGGAGGACTTTTTTATGAGCGCAGCATTTGTATTGGGCAACGGCGTCAGCCGATTGGCAGTGGATTTACATCAGTTGAAACCGCATGGGCGAATCTACGGATGCAACGCCTTGTACCGAGAATTTGCGCCTGATGTGTTGGTCAGCACAGACCGAGCAATTGCACAAACTATTCAGAATTCTGGGTATGCACAAAATCATACCATGTACACAAGAAAACCCTTGCCTGGTCTGGGCGCACGAACAGTGCCACAGAGTTATTTTGGATTCAGTTCTGGACCTATTGCTGTGGCGTTGGCAGCACTAGACCGTCACTTGGCCATATACCTTATTGGATTTGACATGGGTCCAACTGCCAGCAACCGGTTCAACAACGTATATGCTGACACAGAATTCTACAAAAAAAGCTCCAGTCTACCCACTTTTACCGGCAACTGGTCGCGCCAGATTGTTTCAATTTGCAAAGATTTTCCCAACACCAGTTTTCACCGTGTGATGGGTGATACATCGGCCTTGATACCTGAATTCAAATCTGTGGGCAATCTAACCACAGTCAACCTTACTGACTTTGTACACCGCATAAATAACACAAAGGATCTGTAAATGAGCACAGTCAAAAGAGTCAGTGGTGACTACACCATAGAAACAATCAATGCTGGTGATCTGGTAACTCTGTCCAGTCAAAATGTCAACATTGTGGGCAATCTCACAGTGACTGGCAATGCAGTGCTGGTGGGCAACATCAATGCAGACAAAATTTTCAACGGCACCAGCAGTGTAGAAATTCCCACAATCAATGGCAATATTACATTCAATCCTGGAGGGGTGGCCAATATAATAGTGGTGTCGCCCACAGGCACATCATTTACAGGTATAGTATCGTTTGCCGGCAATGTGGATGGGGCTAACTTGAACACCACCGGCGGAGTGTATGTTACCAACGCAGCAGGAGCCGGCAACATCAGCCTGGCAAATGGCAATATGTTGATAGCATATAGTTCAAACGCAACCAGCAATCAAAACATTAGATTTCAAGATTCCAACACTGCTGTAACCACACTGGGCAGCAATATTGGCGCAATTGAATGGTTTACATCAGACGGCACTGGCGCCGCTGCCAGAGTCACAGCCAGAATTTGTGCTGTGTACGCTGACACCAACGGCAACGCCAACATACAGATACAAACTGGCAGTACTTCAACACCCACAACTAGAATCACAGTAATTGGAAGTTCGGGTAATGTCGGCATTGCTAATGCTGCGCCATTGGATACATTGGCAGTTACAGGCACTGCATACGTCAGTGGCAATGTGACATCAGCAGCTAATATTTCTGGAGCCAATTTAATCACTGCAGGGTTGGCCACTGTGACTGGCAATGTCACTGGTGGTAATTTGATCACAGCCGGCCTGGTCACAGTGACTGGCAACGTCACTGGTGGCAATATCATCAGTGTAGGCGCGATAAGTGCTGGTGCAGCTGGAGTTAGTACCACAGGCAACGTCACAGGCGGCAATGTCAACAGCAATGACAGAGTAAGTGCTACAGGCAATATTGATGCACAAGCGTTCAATGCAACTCAAAACTTCAGTACCACAGGCAATGTGCGCAGCGGCACTGTGACAGCTTCGGGCAATATTGTAGGTGCCAACATCAGTATTTCAGCCAGTAGTTCGGGCACAGGTATCGGAGTAGAAAACATTGTGTGGCAACCCTCCACAGTGGCGTTTGACAGTGCAAGTATGGCCAATGTGGGCAGTTTGGGATTCTTTGTGTTGGCAGGCTACAGCTACAAGTTTGAAGCCTACTTGCCTATATTAATAGATGGCAGTACCACCACTGGATTCAGCACCTATTTTGATGCTGGCACCTGTTATTACACAGTAGAAGCGCAACCTACTCAAGTAACCACCACAACTACCAGTACATCAACATCCAACGTGTCGGGCGTGGCTGCTGCCACCCAAAGCATGTCTGGCACCACTCCCAGAATGGCAAGACTAACTGGCACAATTTACAGTGCTGGCAATGCCAATGTGGCCATTCAAGCACAAACCAGTATTGCAAATATCAACATACAATCTGGCGCATATCTGACCTACACTAGATTAAGCTAAAATAGCAAACAAGTCCTTTTGGTAAATACATCAGAGGACATTGTAGATCTATGGCACAACAGATTATTGACATTGGTGCAGCAGCAAATGACGGCACTGGTGAACCGTTACGCGATGCATTTAACGCTGTAAATGAAAATTTTACTGAGATTTATACTGCTGGCCCAGTAGGCAGCAATGTCGTTATCTCCGGCAACACCATCACCGTTACTGGTGTCAACAACAACCTAGTGCTTCGTGCCAATGGCATAGGCAATATCCAAGCAAATTCAACAATCATGCCCAGCATTGATGCTGTGTATGACATTGGTGCTCCAACCCAACGTGTGGACACAGTTTATGCACAGTATTTTGTGGGCAATGGATCTGGCATCACTGGAGTCACCGCTGCTGCTGCTTCCAACATAAGCCTGGGATTCAGCAACGTCACGGTCACTGCAGGCGGCCCTGTTACCATTGGCATACAAAACACCAGCAACGTGGCAGTGTTTGGCGCGGCCAACACCACGTTCAAAGGCAACTTGTTGCCGGCTGCCAATGTCACTTACGATCTGGGCAGCGCCACACAGGCTTGGAATGACTTGTATTTGAGCGGCAACACAGTATATCTCAACAATGCCACCATTACCAGCAATGCCACAGCACTGACATTTACCAATCAAGCCGGCGGCACGTTTGTGCTGGCTGGCACAGGACAATCTGGCAGCAACACCATCAGCAACGGCACTAGCAATGTACGCATAGCCTCAGCAGCTGGTCCGGTTACCATAGGTGTAGCTGGAGTAACTCGCGGAACATTCAATGCCAATGGCCTGCAGGTCACCGGCGGTGCAATCACAGCCAGTGGCAATATTGTCACCGGCGGATTCTTCATTGGAGACGTGATTGGCAACATCACAGGCAATCTGGTTGTGCCAGGTACAAACACCGATATTCTTTTCAATCAGTTTGGAAATGCTGCTGCTTCTACATCGTTGCGATTTGATTATGTGGCCAATTTACTCACGGTAGTGGGCAACGCCATAGTGAGTAATGCAATCAATGCTGGTTCTTTGGCAGTGACCGGCAACATCACCGGTGGCAACATTACCGGTGTTGCCAATGTCAATGCCACAACTCACACTGGCACCACAGTTTCAGTAACTGGCAACATCACCGGCGGTAATTTACTTGCACCAGGTGCAGTAATAGCAACTCTGCTGACTGGTGGGAATCTTCAAGTTACTGGTGGAGTAAGTGGCAGTGCCGTAACTGCTGTTGCCAACATCACCGGCGGTAACATAAACACAGCAGGTGTGGTAAGTGCCACAGGCAATGTCACCGGCGGCAACGTCAACACAAACCAATTGAGTCTCACAGGCAATGTGCTTTCCGCATTAAATGTGTCAGGCAACATTGCAGGTGCCAATATTTTTACACCTGGCACGATCACTGCCACAGGTAATATTACAGGTGGCAACATCTTGGGTGGTGCCAATGTCAATGCCACAACTCACACAGGTGACACAGTAAGCGTTACAGGAACAATCACTGGTGGCAATGTTTCAACCGCAGGATTAGTCACAGCAGTTGGTAATATCACAGGTGGTAACATCAACACAGGTGCTCAAGTGGTTGCTACTGGCAACGTCACAGGTGGTAACATCAACACAGGTGCTCAAGTGGTTGCTACTGGCAACGTCACAGGTGGCAACATCAATACCGCAGGATTAGCATCAGTTGTGGGCAACGTTGTTGGTGGCAATATCAACACTGCGGGAATTGTTTCAGCTACTGGTAATATAACAGCAAGTTTTTATTTGGGCAACGGTTCTCAACTCACAGGCGTAGTGGCTACAACTATTGGGATTCTACCCAGTTTGAGTGTATCAGGCAACACAATCACAGGTAATTTAAGCACTGCTGGGTTGATCACTGCTGTTGGCAATGTTACAGGCGGCAACATAATCAGCTTGGCAGCAGTCAGTGCAGTGAGTGTGGTAGCAACTGGCAACGTCACTGGTGGCAATATCAATACAGGTGCTCAAGTGGTGGCCACAGGCAATGTCACAGGTGGTAATTTGATCACTGCCGGTGCAATAAGTGCTGCTAGTACAAGTGCAAGTGGCAACGTCACTGGTGGTAATATTTCAACAGCGGGTGCGGTGAGTGCTGCTTCTGTCAGTGCAAGTGGCAACGTCACTGGTAGTAATTTAATCACAGCAGGTGCAGTAATTGCAACTGGTAACGTAAACACTCTGGCCAATGTCAACGGCGCTAATTTGGTTGCATCAGGATTAATCTTTGCGGTTGGTAATATCACTGGTGGTAATGTAAATGCTGCTGGATTGAGTTTGAGTGGCAATGTGGTTTCTGCGTTGAATGTAACAGGCAATGTCACTGGTGGCAATATCATCAGTGTAGCAGCCGTGAGTGCAGTTACAATGACCACCACTGGCAATGCCATAGTGGGCGGCGATCTACTGGTCAATGGCAATCTAACGTATCTAAATGTCACCAGTTTTAATGTTGAAGATCCCATCATTGGTCTGGGTCGAGGTGCCAATGACGCACCATTGATCAGCAATGACGGCAAAGATCGTGGTGTGGATTTGTTCTATTTCAGCGGCAGTGAAAAACAAGCCTTTGTGGGCTTTGACAACAGCACCAGCAAAATGTTTGCGGCGGTTGATGTTGCCATTGCCAGCGAAATTGTCACTGTGGCCAACTATGGTAATTTTGTGGTTGGCAATTTAGAAGGTGCTACTGTTTCGGTTACAGGCAATGTCACTGGCAATTACTACATTGGCAATGGTTCGCAGCTTACTGGTGTAACAGCCACCAGTATTGGCACACTGCCTAGCTTGAGTGTTACCGGCAACATTGTCACTGGCAACTTGAATTCACTGGCTGAAGTCAGTGCTGTGGGTAATGTCACTGGCGGTAACGTCTCAACAGCAGGATTGGTCACAGCCGCAGGTAATGTCACTGGCGGCAATGTCTCAACAGTAGGTTTGATCACAGCCACAGGCAATGTGACTGGTGGTAATTTGATCACAGCAGGTGCAATAAGTGCTGCCTCAGTAAGTGCCAGTGGCAATGTCATTGGTGGTAATGTTTCAACTGTAGGGCTGATCACTGCCACAGGCAATGTCACTGGTGGCAATGTAATTTCTATTGCAGCGGTAAGTGCAGTTAGTGTAGTTGCCACAGGCAATGTAACTGGTGGCAACATTTCTACAGCTGGATTAATTACTGCCACTGGCAACATCACTGGCGATTACTTTATAGGTAATGGATCACAACTCACTGGTGTAACAGCCACCAGCATTGGCACACTGCCCAGTTTGAGCGTAACCGGTAATATCGTCACTGGCAACTTGAATTCACTGGCTGAACTCAGTGCCGTGGCAAATATCACAGGTGGTAATTTGATCACAGCAAGTGCTGTGAGTGCTGCTTCAGTGAATGCAAGTGGCAATGTCACAAGTGGCAATGTCAACACTCCAGGCTTGGTCACTGCTACAGGCAACATTACTGGTGGTAATGTAATTTCTATTGCGGCTGTGAGTGCTGCTTCAGTAGTAGCATCCGGCAATGTTACTGGCGGTAATATCTCAACAGCAGGTTTGATTACCGTTACTGGTAACATCACCAGCGGCAATGTCAACACCGGCATTGTCAGCGCCACAGGCGACGTCATTGGCGGTAATGTGTCAACTGCAGGGTTGATCACAGCCACAGGCAGCATCACAGGTGGTAATTTGATTACTGCAGGTGCAGTGAGTGCCGGTTCGGTGAGTGCAAGTGGTAATGTCACCAGTGGCAATGTTTCAACTGCAGGTTTGATTACAGCAGTTGGTAATATCATTGGTGGCAATGTTTCAACTGCAGGGTTGATAACAGCCATCGGTAACATTGTTTCTGGCACAGCAATCAGTGCTGCCGGCAATATTAATGCTGCGGGCAATATATCAGCAGCCAATTTCATTGGTAACTTGCTGGGCAACATAGCATTGACTGGCAGCAGCAACAGTCAGGTGTTGTTCAACAGCAATGGCATTTTGGCCGGCGACACCGGTTTGATATTTGATTTTTCAGCCAATGCACTCACTGTGGGTGGTGCAATAGTGACCACCAATGGTGGATCACTTACCATAGATGGGTCAGCCACTATCACTGGCAACATTAGCAGTACCATTGGCAACATTGGCGGTGGCAACATTTTGTCAGCAACATTGTTGAGTTCTGCAGGAAATGTTGTGGGTGCCAACATCAACACTGCTGGATTGATCACAGCCACAGGCAACATCACAGGTGGCAATATCAACACAGGTGCACAAGTGGTTGCAACCGGCAACATCACTGGTGGCAATATCAACACAGGTGCACAAGTGGTTGCAACTGGCAACATCACTGGTGGCAACATTATAACAGCCGCGTTAGTTCAAGGACTGACTGTGAGTGCCACAGGCAACGTGATTGGTGGTAATGTATCCACAGCAGGGTTGATCACAGCCACTGGTAATGTCACTGGTGGTAATATTAACACCGGCGGGTTGATATCAGTTGTAGGCAACGTAATTGGCGGCAATATCAACACAGTAGGGTTGATTAGTGCAACTGGCAACATCACTGGCGGCAATTTGTCAGGAACCAGTATTGTGGGTACATTGACCACAGCCGCACAAACCAACATTACCAGTGTGGG